TTGTGGGCTAACTAAACCATTACCGCTTGCATTGTATTGCGATGCAAAGAATGTAACGGCAGCAGAAGCTGCTGGAACAGGAATACTAACGTTCTGGAACTGACCACCTGAAATAACAGCAGGGGATACGATTACAGAAACAGAAGCACCTGAAGCAACTGAAACAGCAGATTTAACTACGAATGAACGTAATTTGTTTGTGCCGTATGCTTGACGATTTTGTGGGTTGACTGCATAAACACCAGCGATTTGGAATGTATCACCAGCATTTAAGTTGATAGTACCTGTATTAGCTGCTGTTAAAGTGATTGTAGACTGTGAAGCCCAACCAGATGTTAAGAAACCAGTAGCAGTTGTAGTAGCAACAGAAGCAGTAACAGTAGAGCTAGAGAAGTTACCAAAAGTTTGTGAAACGATGTTTTGGTCAAGTTTCCAGTTCATGCCACCTGAATCACGACCCATCAAGCCTTTAGTGTACTGTGAAGAAATCTCAGCAGTAGGAACAAACAAGCCTTTAAGGGAGTCAACAATAGTTGCTGAAGTGAATGGCTCAACGATACAGCTTCTACGACCATCACGAGGTGCGCCTTCAGAATCAAGGTAAGCCTGTGCTGACAGGTATGTATAAAGACCTGTAGGAGGTGTACCAGCAGTACCAACGATGTTAGCAGTATTCAAAGCAGCAGTTGTTGTACCATCAAAGTCGATTTTGTTGGCAATAGCAGCAACGGCTGGCTTCAAAATTCGGTCAGAGAACATATCAAGAGAAAGAGCCAAATCTTGAGTCGTAAACTGAGTATCAACGTGGAACTGGGTTGATAAAGTTACAGGAACTGAAGTTTCGTTCAAATCTTCTACGTTCAATGCTGGGCCAGTTGTACCGATAAAACGACCAGGTCTGCGTACGTTTACTGTTGCGCCAATTTTTGCACCAACAACGGCAAATTGGTCATCATAGTTGCGGTCTACTTCGGATGTAAAAGTTAATTCATTTTCTAGAACCATCAACGCTTCGTTAGTGATCTTGCTGATAGTTAGCAAGGTATTTGCCATTTTAATTCTCCAAAAAAATTAGGTTTATCTAACCTTACCTGACTGTCTAGCAGCTTTCCATTGAGAATAAGTACCATGAAACTCACCATTGGTGTCTACAAGTACATCATTTCCAACTTTGCCACCAGTCAACGGCCTAATAGGGCTAGGTGCTGTACTTCTTGAAACTTCTTCCCTTTGTTTTTCAGCTTTTGGAGGCTTTATTTCCTTTGCTTCAAACTTCGCTTCTAACTTGCCAATTTCTCTCAGAGCTTTAGCTAGTGGCATTTTTGTTAGTCGTTCAGCATAATCTTCATCAGATGCTAAGAAATATAAGAGTTGTGCTCCTACATCGCTTTCAAGGATTGAATCTCGAATGTCATCGCTAACGACTACATTACTAGATTTAACCATTTCATCAAAATCAGGTAAATCTGCTTTCGCTTTGGCTATTTTCTTGTTCCAAGATTCTAGAACTTTCTCTTTCGCTTTCTGCGCTTTACGACCAGCATCTTCCGCATCACGTTGCTTTAAAGCATTTTCCGCACTCCATTCCGCTAATGCTTCTGCATATTCAAAAGCATCATTAAACTGGCTTGCTTGGGGCTTTCCTTCAACTTTTACAGGGGTTTGTTCCTGTTGTTGAGGGTTTACCCTAGCTTCATACTCTTTAAGACGATTTTCTAAGTCAACCGCTTTAGCTTCTGCATCTTTAGCTCTTTGCGTTACCTTATCAAACCGCTTGTTTAGCTTGTCTTTCTGCTTTTCAGGCTTCTGTTCCTTAGCTTCTTCCTCTGCTTTCAGTTCCTTCTGCTCTAGTTTTTGCTCTGGCTCTGAAGATTCCTTTACATCTTCAGCCTCAGTTGGCTCTACCGACTCAGACAAACCTAATCTTTCTGCATAGAATTCTGCTGCATTGTTACTTGTTACTACACTACTTGCTTCTCTTGCTTCGGCCATGATTTCTCAAGCTCCTTAGTTAATATCACATATATACAACTTTAAATAATTGTTGTCTATTTTTCTTTATTTGCTTTTTTAGCTTCTTTCATTAAAGATTTTTGTTCTTTAAGCTGAATTTTGTCCATTCCTGCAAATGGATTAGATGGTTGTTCTGGCTCATACTTCTTACCAGCTTTTCTAGCCATTTCCTTCATTTTCCATTCAAGGGCGTTATCGCCAGTTATTGTTGCCATGATTTTCTCCGATTAAATACCACGTTCTATTGCTTCTTCTTCTGATTGATGTAATGCCCTAACGTCTAATTGTGCCAATATTAAAGCTAATTGGGCTTTCATTTGCTCAATTTCTTTAGCAGTTTCAGTTTTAATGATTGTATCGTGTGCAATAGTATCAGTTCTAAGTTGGCTATCAGCTTGCTTAGTAGCATTATCCATTTGGGCTTTTTGCAACATAGCCTTATCTTTTTGCTCTGCAACACTAGCTCCATACTGAATATCCATAGTCATCTGCTGTATTTGCTGTTGCAACTGCTGGATAGTTTGCTGAGATTGAGCCAACTGCATCTGTACTTGTGGAGGTACATCGGACTTATCATCAATCTGCGCTAATGGATTAGCTGCAGCAAGTCGGTCAGCAATAATATCAGCACCAGGGAAATCCATATTTCTAAAAATTAAATCACCCGCTTGTGCCATAAGGTTAGGGTCTGCCGGTAGCATAGCCATCATAGAATCAACTGCTTCTTGACGTTTAGAAGCATAGCCTGGGCCTGTTTCCATCACAATATCGTATTGACCGACTGTTACGTCATTTAATACTTTTTCTACGCCTTGTTCATCAACGCTACGCTGATTTAAAGTAACTAATTCACCTTTGTTGTCTGCGCCAATAATACGCAATACACGTTCTTTATCGTAAATATGAGGGATTAAGTCTAAACAAATACGCCCACATTGACGAATTGAGCGAGTCAAATTGTCATAGTAATGGAAGTTAGTCATATCTGACTGTTGCTGTTGACCTTGCAATGACTTGCCAGATTGCATACCTTGTGGAAGTTGACCTGGGTCAAAAATACCAACAACTGCCATTAAGTCAGAATTTAATCCTTGTAATGCTGTAACCATTCCAGAAGGAGGAGGTTCAGGCTGAATACGAGTAGGAACTGGGGCCAAGCGACCTTCTGAGTCGGTTTGCTTGTAACGCAATACAGGCATGGACTTAATGTTTGCTGTGTTCCATTCCATTTCATGCCCTTCATCTTGTCCTTCAGCAAGCAAAAACTTAGCTTTAGGTGCAAGGGCTACAGATTCAGTAAGGGCAGTTGACCAGAAGTTATACATTCTTTGTGGGTCTTTAGCCATTCTTGTAAGACCAAACTTCTTTTTCTTGCTATCAACAATAAGCTGTTGACCATACGCAGGGATAACAGGAATATATTTTCCTACCCAATCCTTTTGTTCAAGGATTTGCATACCTGTTAATTTGCACCATTTAATCTGCTTTTTAATGGTTTCACGCTTAGAAACGACATAAATGCCAGCGTCTTGCAATATAGTTTCTTTAGGCTTTTCATCTTCATAACAAGTAGTGCCATCAGATAAAAGCAATAGCTTCATGCGCTTATGTTCTGTATAGAAGTATTCTGCAACTCTAATATCTTCTTTAGTAATCCATTCAGATTGACTATCGCCTGTTCCTCTAGGATTAAAGCCACCGCCATCATCAGCGCCAGGATAAGTCTTTCTAAATACTTCTTTGCTCATTACTTCAGTAATCAAGCATTTTTCAGCATCAGAGCCATCTGGTTCAGTCGAATTAGGGTCAAAATAAACCATAAAAGGGTTTTCAATACGCTTAATATAGATTTCTTGATTAAACGAATCAGGGCTTGGGAAGTCGTGAACTACACGCCAAAAGCCCCAACCCATACGAACAGCAAAATCAAACGCATTGTCATAAGCTGAATCGGCATCGCTTTGATTCTCAATATGACGCAATATGCCAGTAATAATTTCAGCTACTTTTTCATCTGACTGGCTATTCATGCCATGCGCCTTCATACGAGGGCGTTGCTGTCTTTGTTGATTAGTGATTTGACGGCAATAAGCATCAATCTTATTAATCGTCAGATAAGGGCGAGATTCCAATAAACGGCTGTTTTGAATTTCCACAGGCCATTGGTCGCCACCAGCGAATTTAAGGTCATCAAGGGCTTCTACACGATTATTAGAATCATTATCAGCACAGAATCGTAAAAACTCTTTAGCTTCTTCGATTACGCCTTCTTCATAGTCATCGCCAAACTCCGTAGAGTAAACGCCACCATTGCCTGAATCATAAACTGCCATATTATTCCTTATTAGCTCATCCAGCTTGAAACACTATAATCCATTGGTTTGCGTTTGACTACTTTCTTTTCTTGAATCATAAGCCCAATGTACCTAAAAGCATCAGCTCCATGCGAATAATTATCATGCAATGGCTTTTGACTAAAGCCTTTAGTATCAGGGTCTACATCATAGCGATAATGCCGTAAACAATCTAATCCAGCAGTTGTATTATTTTTATCAAAGTAACACGAACTAAATATTGTTCTAGCAGCATTAATAGAATCAGCAATAGGCGTTCTTTCGATAATCCTAACATTAAATCCTGAATTTCTCACTATTTCTTCAATACTGCGACCATTTGCAGCTAAAGTTCTATTCTGAGCATCATGGGGTAAATAGAGAGTTTCATAGACATAACCAAATGTCTGCATTTTTCCAAGTATTTCGCTAATAGTCGTTTGAGTTGTTTCAAAGTAGCGTATTAGCCTTGTTTCCATGCCTATGAACTGTACAAACCAAATAGCTGTTGCATCTGCCCAACCAATATCGAATACTGCTAAAACAGGCTTAGTAGCATCATAAGGAACATTGCATATACGATTATCTTGCTCTGCTCTAGCCATTTCTTTGCCAAATACAGCTCCATCAATCGTAGACCTTGTGAAACCTTCCCATACGTTCTGATAAGACTCAAAATCCCTATTTCTAAGGCTTTGACGCTCTAAATCCAATACTTCAGGAAACCAAGGGTTATCGTTCCAGTTGACTTTTTGTACTACAGCATTGTCAGGAGGGCTGATTACAAACCGCTTATAGGTTTCATCTGTAGGTAGTTCAGGGTTAAAACTAATCCAAATCTCGCTGTTTTCTTTGCGAATAGTAGGAATCAGAATATCCCATGAGGTAGCTGTTACGTTGTTTGCCTCCTCTACCCAACAGTAATCAATACCTTCAATAGACTTTAAGCCATTAATATTGTTCTTGATACCGGCAAAGATAAACTCTGTGCCGTTTAAGCCTTTAATGCTTGTTTGGGTAATGTTGTAATGCGCTTCTAGCTTCATCTCATAAATTTGGTCTACAAGCAATTTATGTACTGAATCTTTAATTGAAGTCTGGAACTCACGAGCACATAAGATTCTTAGGGTACTTTCTACGCCTTTGCATAGTAATGCTCTAGCTATTGAATGGGACTTTCCTGCACCACGACCACCATACAGTACACGATAACGACTATTTTTAGGTTCAAATAAGCATTTTAGCTTGGCAGGAAAAGAAGGCCAGACTATGCCATTGTCATCAAGTTTCGTTTGCATTGCCATCAACAAAAGTTATTGCTATGCCTTTAACTAGCTCTGCTCCATCTGGCCCACTAATCTCTGTAGCTTGTATTGCCTTACCTTCAACTCTATCCATAATGATACTCAAAGCAGCAAGGCTTCCTCCTTCAGCTTCTTTAAATATTCCCTCAATAATTTTTTCCATCTTCTTAGGGTTAGCAAGAATAAATCGTTTCATCTGTTCAGTAAACGGCTTCTTCTTAGCATTTTGGTTTCCCTTCATGCTTTCAGAGATTTTAGCCTTTGATTCTTCTGTGTGAGCTTCTAAGGTCATGATTATCTTAGCCTTTTTCTATCAAAAATAGTTTTTCGATAGTTTAATGCTATCACTCATTAGCCATACTGTCAGAATTAGCTTCAGCTTGGTTCACATCAGCTTGGACTGTAGGGCTATTAAGCATATTAGTCCATTGGTCTTGTAACTCTTGAGGTACGCCAGGTTGCAAAATA